GCCAGCAGTTCATCCTTCACGGCGTTATAATCCGCCTGGAGCGCGGCCATGTCCTCGTCGTGTTCTGCCGCCTCGCGTTGCAGGCGGTTTTTCTCTCTCAGCAGGGTCTTGGCGGTCTCTGCGTGACGCTCGATCTCCTCCCTCACTTCGGCCCGTGCCTCTTTTAGAAGCTGCCCGCGCTGCTTGCGGATCGCCTCGTCAAGCTGACGGGTAGACATGGCGGCCACGTCGTTCTCAGACATAAGCTGCTCTCGCTCGTCCTCGCTCATGGGCAGCAGCTTGATGACCTTGCTCGTTCCGAGTTCGGCGATCTTCGTATTGAGGCCAAATTCGGCGTATGCCTGCATGTACTGTTCCGCCGTCCGTCTGCTCATCTTCGCGTTCTGTCTGCACCATCCGTCAAACTCGCCGTGGGGGATCATGGGCCTGGCCTCGGAGAGTACCCGGCCAAGCTGCAAAAGGTTCATACAGGCGTTCTGCGCGAACATCTGCGCCTGTGTTGCCAGCTCGTCCAACCTGGACGGCAGGCGGGTTTCGGTGTTGGCTAATTCGTTCATTCTTGATTCCTCCTGTCGCTATATATTGTAATTCGCAGGAGTCGGGGGAGGGCATGGGGTAGGCTGCCAGCGAACCAGGCGTTTCTCATGTTCAAACCTGTGCCAACCGGCCGTGTTGACTTCTCCCCACCTGTCCTGCGATATTACACACCCAAACATATCGGCATCCTCTCGCGTTGGTTTTCGCGTCTCCACGTCGATCCATGCGCTGTCGTCTATCTCCTTCCAATGAGTTATAAATGGATTCTCAATGGCTTCATCGCGATCAACCACCATGACGCCTGTAAAGCGATGATAGACGATGATCCTGCCTTCGGCTGCGATTGAGAGGTCATGCTTATCAATCCAACCCTTATCCATCGTCGCCTCCCTTCTCTATCGCAATGCCACGTTTGGCGAGTGTGACCGCGTAACCGGCCTTTACCTCATCTGGACAGTGCGCCATTGCGTCTGTCCATGTGGGGAAACGCTTGTAGCGTTTGAAAAACCAGTTTTGGTAGTATAAGCTGTCTCTGTCGTGGGGCTGCTCCGGCGCGTGGGCTATCGCACATCGAGGGCACAGCTTTGGCCCTGGCGCTCTTATCTTGATTACTTCGATGTTGTCCATACCAGGTTTCCTCCTGGGTGAATAATGCCCGCTAATGCGGGCGCTTGGAGCTGAGACGGGGACTCGAACCCCGAACCTGATGATTACAAATCATCTGCTCTGCCATTGAGCCATCCCAGCAAAAAGGTAGCTCTCTGGTTGTCACTCATATACTCGGTGTAGGTGCTGTTCACACCAGGCCATGGCAAGGTTGTATTTCAGTGTCGCGAACTCCACCAGCTCATCGCCGGAAGCCCGCAGCAAAACGGCCCTGCGGGTCATGTCGCCGGAGAAGCTGGCATATACGCCCTTGTCCCAGCGCGTGTCACCGTTTCTTTCCTTCGCGATCTTCCATATCCGCGCGGTCCGCGCTATTGAGGGCGCGTTCGTCTTTGCATACTTCACCAGCGTTTGAAGCTGGTCCGGTCTTGCAATGTGAAATCTCTTTGAAGCCATGCTAAACCTCCTGTATTTCAATGCCCCAGATGGCCTTCATCTGCTTCGCCTTGTTGATGTAAACCCGGTTCTTGCGCGTGGCCTCGCTTTTTGCGTCGATCACGGACACATGGCCGTCAACGCTCACGGTCAGAAAATCGGCGATATACCTGATTCCGCCAGGAAGATCGAATGGAACCTGACGCGCCAGTAACTTGTATGTCCCACACTTCCATGAGGGTAGCAGGATTCCGAAGTAAACGTCTGCCTCGTGCTGGCTGTCAAATCTCATGCCATCAATCTCAATCTTGCGGTTTCCATACTTCTGGCGCTTTGGCTTCTCATAGCCTTCCCCTATGGGGAAGGTGGCAGCGCCGACGGCGCTGACGGATGAGGTCTTTGTCGTTCTCCTGCGCCGCATCAGGTCGGCGTATTCTTCCTCCGACAGTCTCAATGACATCTTTTGATCCACCTTCTGATCCGTGTGGCAAACGGGACCTTCGCAACGGTCAACATGGTGCGATCCCAATGCAATGCCTGATACCCACCGTCGTCGCTCTTGCGCAGCAGGCTTGAATGCCTGCCAGCGTACACGATCACGGATTTATCATCCCAATATTCATCGGCCCATACTTTACGGCAGTTGTTGCCATATGCCTCGACATTCTCAGGGAGATTGTCGTTGATTGCGTCGAACCGCAGGCCACGATTGAGACACCACAAAATAGCGTCATCCAGCAGTTGGCCCGATCTGCATGTCCACAGGATCACCTTGCCGCCCTGCGCTTGATGTCGAATAAGCTGGTTGATGATGTGCCGGTTCTCCTGTCCGATGTCAGGCCACCTGTTTTCACAAAGCGTCCCGTCGAAATCCACGGCGATAATGCTCATACCTCTACCCCGGCTTCCTTGCAGCCCTTCATGTAAGCCTTGATCCGGCTGGCCATAAGGCTCCCCAAGTCCGAAATCAGCTTCTCTTGAGCCTCCTCGGCCCCGTTCTCGGCCTTGATGTACAGCGGCACGGCGGGCAGGAAGTCGCCCGTGGCAGGATCGCGCAGCGCCGTGAAGCCCACCTGGATATACTTGTCAGCCATGATTACACCGCCTCCTGGGAATTAAACTCTCTCCCGGCATCATAGATTTCCTGAACGGAAACACCAAGCGCTTTTGCAATGGGAACCAAAAAATCAGCGCGAATAATCTTCCGACCTTTGAGCATGTCACAAAACTGCTGGTCAGAAAAACCGGCCTTTGCAGCGATTGCTCCTTGCACAAAACCTTTGTCACGGATTATGCGCTCAATTCCAGATGCAACACTTCCAGTCACAGTATCACCTCCAAACAACAAGAAACTTGGTGTATTCTGAATTATATTACAGGAAACTTTGACTGTCAATAACGAATTACAAGAAACTTGTTGACAATTTATTGACATTTCAATACTGTTTGATATAATCAATATGAAAGGGATGATGCTATGAGTTTTGCGAGTAGGCTTCGGGAGCGTCGTGAAGCATTGAATCTAAAACAAAGCGAATTGGGTCATATGCTGGGCATTACAGGTTCAGCAATCGGCAATTACGAGAATGGCATCAGTTCGCCAAAGGCTGACATATTATATCGTGTGTTTGATGTTTTGCAATGCGACGCGAATTATCTGTTTCAGGATGAGATGAGTGAGAATCATGAATCTGGACAGTCGGAAAAAGAACGGCACCTTCTTGATGTCATGAGACAGATGAACGATGAAGGACAACAGAAGGTGGTAGAGTACGCGGATGATCTGCTGTCAACAGGCAGATATATAAAAATTCACTCGATTAGCATGGGCAAAGAGGCGTAATGGAAAGGAGAGCATGCAATGAAGAAAACTATAGCATTGTTTGTCATTGTTATATTATCCTTGACGTCTTATTCAGTCGCGGACACTCCAAAGCATTTTACATATGCGCCGATAGTTGCTGGCAATTATATAAAGTGGGCCTATGAATATGGACTAATGGACATTGACATGGAATACTATTACTCTGATGAGGTCGATGAGTACAACAGGAAGATGCTTCTCGTTGACGATTTGGTTATAGTATATGACAATGCGAATCTCGATACCGATGCAGTTTTACTGTATTATTATGGCATGGATGCAGAAGCGAATGAAGTTGAGAATTGTCTGATAAAAGCATCTTGCTTATATTGTGCTATAGAATATGGCGACCCTTGGAAATCAGGAATTGATATAACACTCGCGAAACATGATGCAGGCAATTTCATAAACGACTTGGCAAAAGTGATGGTGGCCAATCACGCAGAGCTGATGCGTGGTGAAGCGGTGATTGCTCACACGAGTTGGGAGTATGGACATTCAAACTGCATCTATTATCTTTCGTACCTTCAAGAAGAAAATCAATGGGTGATACTTGCACAATAAAAACCCGCCCCGGTTGCCCGGAGCGGTAACGAAAGAGCCAACACCAATCGTCTCAATCGCAATGCTATTATAGCATGGGTTTGCGAGAATTGCAAGGAGAATTTTGATGAACGCTGTAATCTATGCCCGCTACAGCTCCCACAGCCAGACGGAGCAATCCATCGAGGGCCAGTTGCGCGATAATTATGCCTGGGCGCAGCAGCATGAGATGACTGTCATAGGCGAGTATATTGATCGTGCCCTGTCCGGCACGAAGGATCAGCGCCCGGATTTCCAGCGCATGATCGAGGATGCGGCCAAGAAGCAATTTGAAATCGTCATCGTTTGGAAGCTGGATCGCTTTGCCCGCAATCGCTACGACTCCGCCATCTACAAGGCGAAGCTGAAGAAGTACGGCGTTCGTGTTGTGTCTGTCAAGGAAAACATCACCGATCAGCCGGAGGGCATCATTCTGGAGGGCCTGCTTGAATCCATGGCGGAATACTACTCTGCCAATCTGTCCCAGAACGTCCGGCGAGGGATGCGCGAGAGCATCGCGAAGGGAAACTTCTGCGGCGGCACCGTGCCATATGGCTATAAGGTGCAGGACAAGAAGCTGGTCGTGGACGAGAAGGTTGCGCCGATGGTGCGCTTCATGTTCGAGCAATATGCCGCCGGTGTCTCGCGCAAGGAGATCATCGACGAGTTGAACCGTCGTGGCTTCCGCAGCCGCTTTGGGAAGCCGTTGACGGTCAACAGCATGGCCCATGTCCTCCCAAATCCTGTCTACATCGGCAACTATACCTACATGGGCCAAGTCGTGCCCGGCCTGGCCGAGCCGTTGATCGACGAGGAGCTTTACGAGAATGTGCAGCAGCGCTTGAAGCAGATGAAGCGTGCGCCGGGGGCGAAAACGGCGAAGGTGTCCTATCTCCTGTCCGGGAAAGCCTATTGTGGCTATTGCGGCACGGCGATGGTGGGGGAGAGCGGTCGATC